TCTTTCATCTTCTGTTACGATGATCATTGCAATGTCAATGATCTCATGTTTGGATGGATCCAAACCGGTTGTTTCTGTATCCAGGAATATCAATTTACGCATAAAAACCTCCATGTTGTACAAGTATAACAACATGAAGGTTTCTATTTGTTTTGCTCGGTCTAGTTTTGTCTAGTTTTGTCCTGTCACTTTCTTTCTCCACTTACGTGCTGCATCTACCTTGCTATAGTATTGTTCATAGCCACAATCTCTGCAAATTTGTGCAATACGTTTGGAGAATCCACCGTGTTGATTTGCACTAGACAATTGCAGATAGTCCATTATCTGTGCTGTGGTGGCTTCCAAGTTATGATGTTTGAAACAATCTAACACTTTGAATGTCCACGGATCATCGATGATGTAAGATTGTTGATATCTTTCCAAATCATCTTCACTGTCCGGTTGCAACCACCATTCAACACCATCATTGAAATAGTGCAAGGCTTCTGCCCATAACTGTTCACGATTGGCCAATATCCAATCAACATTGATCTTCGATTGGATTTCCACAATCCAAAATCTTCTTTCTGGCCCATCAGATAGAAATTGGTAGTTGTTTGTGGATGCAGTGAACACGGTTCTTCGGTTTCTCTGCACTGGCATCTTTGCATAAGCCGGCCGGTATCTGTCCGATGCAGATGTCAGAAACTGCTTTGCATTGTCTGCTGTTTTCCCTTGCAATGCGTGCATTTCTGCAAGTTCCCAAATCCATACACCAGATTGATGAAGCAATTCATATGCATCTTTGTGAGATATATTTATGTTGGAATCACTGAAATATTCCTCACTTGATAAGGCTTTCAAAGCTGAAGATTTTCGCATACCCTTGTCACCAACAAGCACCAAACATGTATCCATCTTGCAACCAGGTTTCATAACTCTGGCCACGCAAGAGATGAACCATTTTGCACTCATTTCATCAATCAGGTTTTCTGCACCCATTGGAACTTTGGCATTGAAAACATCTGTAAAGAATTTCAATATGCGTGGTTGTTGATCCCACTTTGGCAATCCAAGCAACCACTCTTTGATCGGCTCCACTGTTCTCTCTTGTGCCACCATGATGATGGATGCTCGGAGTGCTTTCTCTGTAACTTTGTATCGATACTTTTCTTCGAAATTATATGCAATAGTTTCCACCATCCCATCACTCACCATCTCACCACCTAGCAAGATTTGATCGGAATGTTCATTGTAGCACAATGATGCATATTCTGGATCATTACGCAATATCGCTGCTGTGTTGAATCGGCAATTCAATGGTACTAGCACACCACTCCCCTTTGCTGTTCCCTTCTTCAATATATCCCACGTTTCTACATCTGTCCCAACAGGTTCTTGCTTGTCTTCAACATCGATGCCGGTGGCTTCTTTCACTATCTCTAGTAACTTTTGTAATTGGTCTTGTTTTTTCATATTATTATTTCCTTGTATTCGTTTCAAATGATTTCTGCAAATGTTCCCCACCAATTGCAACTGTTTGCATGGTTACAGGTAGGCCACTTGGTGCCACCGGCAATGGTAGGATCGATAGAAAAGTGTACTGATTTCCTTGTGCATTTTGGGCATACAATGAATCTTGCTTCATTGCCTTGTATGGATGCACCTTTGCTTGTTGCGATTGCTAAACGCACATTCTTGTCTTCATAGGCATCTTGCAAGGAACCTTTACCATTGCTGTACTTACGCACATATGTGTGTTCTTTTGGTTTTTCAATCGCTTGGATATTACTATAGTCCAAATCTAGTAACGTGTCTTGATGTACTGACACTTTATGCCAATGATGTGTTGCCATTGGATGTGCATCGGCAATACCTTCTGCATTCACCGGTAACGCAAATCGGAAATAGACACGTGCAGCATCATGCAAAGCAGATTGATCTGGTGTACCTTTTCCAACTACACTATCCCAAAGATTTTGTGCAGCTTGATATGCTCGGCTCCAATCTGCAACCGGTATCGGTTTCGCTAGGGGAAGCACAATGCGATATTTGTGATAATTGGGTTTGTGACTGAATGATGTGTGTGCAATCACATAATATGAAGCGAACAATCTCCAGGTATCAAATGGTGATAGTCCATCATCGATATCGTATACCAAACAAGTGATTTCCTGTGCTCCACTTTTTGATCGATATTCACTGGAGAATACAGTTGGTGACCACAAAGGCAAAGATTTTTTGTCCGTGTGTTTTCCTTTCGTGGTCGTTAGCCAAGCTGCAAAACTGTCTAGTGTCATTATTGTTGGTTTCACTCTTGTATTGGTTAGAGAGTCAAACATTGAGAATTTGATTGTTAGCATTGTTGGGTTTTACTCCTGTATGTATATATTGAATGTTGTGTGGGCCGTTTCGTATTTGGATGCATACATATCTTGTGCCTCTATGCATACCACTTGATTGTCATCCTTCCAAAGTCCACTGCGTGTGACAATGTCCATTACCATTTTGATCAAGTTATCCAAGTCTGGTGTGGTGGTTTTCCAAGTGCGTTGTGCATCCTTGATCCTTTGTGGCCTTGGATGCACGAACGTGACAACCAACTTGATTGGATTCAAATATTGTATGTCCGATTGGAATGCATGTGTTTTCATGTGGTTTTTGGTTCTTGGTGGTGTGTATGTGCCAAACTTTCCGTGTCTTGCACGACCAGTGGCAACAGGAGCACCAGGAAAGAAGCCGGTATATATTAGTTTCCAATTCATTGTCTTTCCAGGTTTATTTTCTTTCTAGTATTATTTGATTGCTGTATTTTTGGAACAAGATGTGTGGGAACTGTGGATGCAATGCTTTGGCCAATGCGTGCAGATGCACAACACTTGGAACACTTTCCCCACGAATCCACTTGTAGATCACATCACGGCTACACCCACATTCAATGGCAATCGCATCGATGGAATATCCACTTGCTGATATATCATCCGATAGCATTGTTGTAAAGATTGGATTTTTCATTGCGTTGTACTTATCTTGCACCCACTTCATTGCTTCTGGTTCTCCATTGAAGGAAATGTAATCATACACACGGAAATCGATCACAGTGATTCCACGATGAACCCAACAAGAATACATTGGATGCCAAAAGCGATGAACACTACCAATGTGCAATCCATCTATTTGCACAGATATCTTTTCAAGTTCACCATTTCCCAATCTTTGTCTTGCAGCTGCTTTGCCATATTTTCTTACATAATCTCTAGTTTCTCTATTTTCCATTTTGTACCTCGTTGAATGTTTGTATTGATTGTTGATATTCTTTTGTATTTGTCATTGCTTCCCAAAGCAGTTCGTGAAACAGCTCCACGCATTCCCTTTCTGTTTTGATTTCCCCACGGTCTTTTTGGATATGCACCAATGTTTCAATGATGATCATAATCTTTTGAACCTGTGGTGTGTATTTGTACTGTGGTAGAAAACTTGTGATAGCGATTCCGGCAAGATTACAGAAAGTCCGATTTGAGATTTTCAGCATTTTGATCTGTGCTCTGGTCCAGTTATTGAAGGTTTGCATTTATCCACTCCTTTGCATCTTTCAATGTGAATAGATAGGGTTTTGTGAATGGTTTCTTTTGCAAGATTTCCCCGGCTATACAATAGATGTATCTTTTGTGTCTGCCATTGTTATCCAACAGTTTTGTGTTTTCTGTTTTCAGAATGTGCACACCTTTGTACATCGTTGCTTTTCCACAAATTTGCAATGTTTTAAGAAATTGTTCTATGCTCATACCAACCACCAATGTGCAATCTTGCCCACAACCGTTGGAACCATAAACAGAATCACAGCGATTTCTGCACAGATAACTATTTGTAATATTCTTTGTCTTTTGCTCATTTTGTACCTCGTATATTTTTTATTGTTGATATTCAGACACAGAGAAGCGAATAAACTCACGATCCTGTGTACGTATTGAAAGTTGTGTATCCCAAGCACATTTCGCAAATATCACTTTGTTTGCGTGGGCAAATACCTCTGTGCTAGTGATGAAATAGATTTGATAGTTTTCTCTTTTACGGATTTCAATGATGTTATCTGCACCGTGATATTCGATCACAATCAAATCATTGTATTTGCGAACATTGCTTTTGGCATTCAGTGCAATCGCATCTTGCATTACTCGCAATGGTATGTACCTTGCAATCTTGCTGTAGTTCATTTTGTACCTCTGGTTATATTGTTATTATGTTTATGATTA